CAAAGCCCAAAGAGGAAACAGAACCCCAAAAGATAGAGGTTAACAACTTCTATGCCCCTGAAACGAAAAAGAAACGCGGTTTTTTCACGAATAAATTTTAAACAATGGCAAACGTAGTAAACGGAACTAATTTCCGCATATACGCCTCTGGTGTCGCCATCGGCGAAGCCACAAACTGCTCTATGAGTTTGACCGTGGAAACGCGGGATACACTCACAAAGGATAACGTTGGAAGCTGGACATCTTCGGCGCTTGGCCGTCGTTCCGGTACGCTCACATCGGAAGGCCTTATCGCCTTCGACACAACCAATCAGGGCGTTGACGACCTTTTCACGCACTATGTGTCAGGCACAGCCCTTGAGGTGCGATTCCGACAAACCTCATCCTCGACCGCCGTACCGTATTGGGTATGCACGGCGTACATCACCAGTCTGGAATTTTCGGCAGCGGTCGAAGAAAACAGTACGTACTCTGCAACCTGGACAATTACGGGTGCGGTATCAATGGCATCTTAAAAATCATTAAGGATATGACGGCAAAACAGATTCAAACCGGGCGGGGGATGCTGCCTTTTTCTTGGGGCATGGCAGCCCTCACCCGCTTTTGTGAAGAAAACAACTTGACGTTAAACGACTTTGCGCAACTTGAAAAAGAAATGCGCCCTACCCTACTCCTTAGCCTGATATGGCACGGATTTAAGGACGGACACAGAAAGGAGCGAAAGGACTTTGACCTTACCATAGATGATATTGCCGACCTGATAGACGAATCGGAAGGACTAATGGAACGCTGCATGGAAGCCGTGGCGAACAGTATGCCCGGTGGCCAGGGAAACGGGAACAAGGCGAAGGCGAAGCGGGCATAAGCCTTGAGAGTGTGTATAAATCCGCTATCCGGCATGGCATCGCACCTGCCGACTACTGGGAAAACGATTTGCGGCATATTGTTTGGGCGATAGAAGCAAAACACGCAGCAAGCGAAGAAGAAGAAAAAACACAATGGGAACGTATAAGGTGGTTAGCTTGTACCATGTTGCAGCCACATCTGCAACGTGGGAAGAACTTAGCACCTACTGACTTGATACGCTTCCCGTGGGAGACCGAAAAAGCCCAACCAAAGGAAACATTGAGCGAAGAAGCGAAGCAAGCGCTATACGACAAATGGGATTCCGAAGCCCGCGCAAAGTGGGGTAAATAGACCGAAATGCAAGCCAAAGTTAAAATCACCGGGATAGAGGAACTTAAAAAGAATATGCGTGGCTATCTTGACGAAGTAGGCACACGAAAAGAAAAGCAAAAAGTCCTTTTAGCTGGTGGTAAAGTTTTGCGCAATGCAGCGAAAAAAAAGATACCTAAAGCCGCGCAACCTCACTACTACTATGCGAAAGCTGGAAAAGTTGAAATAAAGCCTGGAAACCTTCGACAATCCATGTATGCTTTCAAGCAAAAAGATGGTAATGTATCGGTAGGCCCTCGCGTTATACGTCGCGTATCTGGTAAATTACAAACATTAGGCGAAAGCCCTAAAACATCTTCGGGCTTTTACGCCGCAATGCTTTACAAGAATGCAAAATCATTCAAAGATAAAGTAACCGACGCGGCGCTTACAAGTGCATTGACATCTATCAACAACGCCATGCAAAAGGCTTTCCAACGTATTCACCGCCAATGGGCTAAAAAGTACAAGTTCTGACATGGCAAATAAAATGAATACCGAGTTAGGTCTTGACCTAACACCATTTGAAAAGTCTCTTGTACGCCTACAAAAGCGCCTGGGCGAACTATCCCGCAACCTGGAGGGCATAGGGCAAAGCATGACCCAAAACTTAACCCTGCCTATCCTGGGTATCGGTGCGGCAGCGGTGAAATCCTTTGCCGACTTTGACAAGCTGGAACGCGGTTTGACGGCGGTGATGGGCACAAGCGAAGCGGCGGCAGCTGAACTTGAAAAGCTGAAAGAGGCAGCACGTGCCCCTGGCCTGGGCTTCGAGGAAGCGGTACGCGGTTCTATCCGCTTGCAGGCCGTTGGACTATCAGCGGATGAGGCGCGGGGTACATTGCAGGCATTTGGAGCAGCCATAGCTGCCACGGGTGGCACAGCCGAGAACCTCGAATCGGTGCAATATCAGCTGACGCAGATGATTAGCAAGAACCGGATATTACAGGAGGATTTCGGCATCTTGCAGGAAAATGTACCCTTGTTGGGTAAAGCGGTTCAGCAAGCCTTTGGAACGGCCAACATCGAACAAATACGCGCAACAGGTATAAGCGCACAGGATTTTAACAAACGTCTTGTAGAAGCCCTGCAAAGCCTGCCGGAAGTGCAAAAGGCAACGGGGGGATTAGGAAACGCCTTCGATAACTTTACCGATAGCGTTAAATTTTCGTTGGGGGAACTTGGCAGGATAATCGCCGAAACGATAAACCTGGAGGGCATATTAAACGGCCTATCAGACGCGTTAGCAGCGGTGGTGGGGTGGTTTAAACAACTCAATCCAGGCGCACAAAAGTTTGTAATCATTTTAGCGGCTATCCTGGCGGGGATCGGCCCAGTCCTATTTGTGGCTGCAAAATTGGTCGGATTGTTCGGTACTTTATCAGCCGGATTTCGTGTGCTTGCTGGACTTGGCACAAAATTGGGCGCTGTTTTTGCAGCACTTACAAGCCCAATATCATTAACCGTACTTGCTGTTTTAGGCGCTATTGCAGCCGTCGGTGCGTTGTATAGCAAGTTTGAAGGAGTGCGCCGCGTGGTTAATGGTGTGGGGCAATCGTTCATAGAATTTGCAAAGCTGGCCAAAAATTCATTTGCCGCACTACTTGAGGGATTTGCCCGATTGAAGGAGGGCGATTTTAAAGGCGCTGCAACGCAATTCGCAAAGTCTTTACAAGTACTTGACCCGGTTTCGCAAGGCAGGGCGCTTGCAGTTGGCTTTGCGAAAGGCTTTGAAGATACCACTAATTATATTGCGCCCACGGTTGAAAAGATAAAACAGCAAGTACAAGGCGCGCAAAAAGCAATATTTGGAGGAACTCAAACACCAGGGAATTTACCAGGTGCATCAACGGGCGGCGGTGGCGCAGATACATCAGCAATAACGAAACAATCAAGAGAGACGTTTAACATTGAGCCATTAACGCGTTATCGTCAGGAAATTACACTTACAACTGACGAGCTTGCAAAGTATGGTACAACATTAAGCACAGCGCAAATAAATAGCGCGTTGGCCACGGAACAAACCAATGCCAGGTTAGCGGATACCCGTACGGTGCTTACTGAAGTTGCAGCGGCTGCAAATTCAACGCGGGCGTACTTTGAGCAAATGAACGTTAGCGCTGGATTGCTTGGTCAGGGTGAATGGATAAATGTAATAGAGACCGCATTTGATACCCTGGGAAGTAGCTTGCAGTCTGCTATCACCAATACGGAAAATTTCGGCAAAGCCGTAAAGCGGGCTTTCTTGGATATATTGGGCGTAGTGGTCAACGAAATCATACTATATCAAATTCGCAACTTTTTAGCAAGTCCGGCAGGAATTGCATTAGGGCCCATCGGCGGCGCGGCTGCATTGGCCACGGGTAAGGCCTTAGGTTCTATTGTTAAGGGCTTGTTCGGTGCGGTCAAACTCGCAAAAGGCGGCTTAGCCTTCGGCCCTACAAGTGCAATAGTAGGCGATAACCCCGCTGCCAGGACTGACCCGGAAGTAATCGCACCGCTATCAAAGTTGAAGGACTACTTAAACCCTGGAGGCGGGGCGATGATAGCGGAGGCCCGTATATCGGGTAATGACTTGCTGATATTAGTGAACAACGCAGAACGCGCGAACAACCGGATACGCTAATGGCAGCACGTTTCCAACAAACATTTTACACGGAAAAAGGCACGGCAATAGGTGTAACCATTGACGATAGTTCTTTTTCCTCTGCAAGCAGCCCGTCGGGGTTCAGCCTAACGGATTTGCAGATAGTTTGGCGTGGAGACGATTCAAAAGAGCGCTACTCCCCCATCATTGGTAGCGAATGCAAGTTTTCTATAATAGTCAACAACGACGCACTCAATGACTTCATAGAGGATTTGGTGATAGCACCGGAAGGCAGATTCACGGTTACGGTATCCACTAACGACGGATTTAGCGTAATTACGCGGTGGGTGGGATACATTACCACCGACCTAACAAGCATCGAAGATGTACCCACCGACCTGGGATATATCGCGAATATTAGCTGTGTGGACGGCCTGGGCTTCTTGAAGGGCGTGCAATACGGTACGATACTAAACAACCCGTACAGCGGTAAAGAAACGATTGTACAGCACGTTTTGAACTGTATCAACAAGCTATCTTTCATTGGCCTGTATTACGGTACGAATACAAACGTAGTGCTTCGCACATTGGTGAACTGGCATGAAACAACCTGGACATATAGCAGTAGCAAAGACCCTTTAGCAAACACCCGCGTGGCGCACACGGCGTTTTACTATGTGGACAACAAGGGCAACAACAAGCTAAAAACGTGCTACGAAGTACTTGAGGCTATTTGCCTGGCATGGGGGGCGCGTATCGTATTTTCGGGGGATTCATTTTGGCTGATGCAAGTGAATGAACTTTCAGCGGCCACTTCAAAGACGGTTTTCACGTACAAAAGCGACGGCACGGCATCCACGGAAAGCGGGGTCGATTTGCGGCTTAGCAACAACCAGGCCAACCCAACAAGCGCGGATATAATGCGTTTCGGCGGTGGATATTTTCAGTTCTTCCCACCGCTGGAACTTGTTACGGTTGACTACAATCACATCCAAAGCCGCAACCTGTTAGCAGGGAAGACGTTTTTGAACGGCAGTCCTGTAAGCGTTACCCCAACGGACGAAATAGACGGAAGCCCTGGAACGGTTGCGCTCAACTACTCCGCTATCCTTCGCACGGTTACAGACTGGCAGGCGCTTACGTTCGACAACTTTTTCTTGCAGTTCAGCGTCAAGATAGAGATAGGCGGCTACTTCTTGAAAGGTGGTGTTGCGGGTGTTTCACCGGAATGGACTACGACAAACACCGACCGTTACTATATCCTATCCCCTATCATTACCCTGGAAGAACTTACGCAGGTGTTCAGCGTTAGTTTTCTTACCCCTCCCATACCGTCGGGAGTTGTGGGAACATTGACTTTTACGCCTGCATTCTACAAGGCGTTCACTATGACAGGCACGGAACTTGTAGTGGGGCCTACCCTTAGCGATGTTACTCTATCCTGGGAACTATCATCCAACTATCTTGAAGTCCTGGAAGACGGTACGTTCGACGGGCAAAGCGATATACTTCGATATTCAGTATCCAACAACAACCAGGCTACCAAGACTATCCAGGCAACTACGCTAATGGGCGACGGGCCTAACAGCGTCACCCCTGGGCATCTTGAGATATACAACGACAATACATCTACCTGGGTATTATCCGACGGTTGGCGCGTGGGCAATAGCGGCACGGCAAAAGCGTTTTCGCAGTTACTTGTAAACGAAACTATCAGAGGGCAAATTACCCCGGTAAAGCGGTTGACGGGTTTTTCTTACGAAAACAAGAACGCGCCATATCTGCCTTTGCAGCCCCACCGGGTGGTATATTGGGATGGTAGCGACTGGGCGTGTCAGAACATGACATGGAATTTGAAAACCGAGATAGTAAGCGGAGATTGGTTCAAGTTACAAACGTCCGCATCGTACACAGAAAACGCGGTACAATACTTACCCGAAGGCAGCGACGGCGGTGTACCCACCACAGCGGGCAGCGGTTCATCCGGCAGCGCTGGCGGCGGTGGCACATCAACGGGGGGCGGTGGTTCTTCGACCCCTGCAATCACGTCTTTGAACGTGTACACGCAGGAGTTTTTGGCGGCTTCTTCTGCAACGCTTACCATCACCGAAAACAGCGGCGTATTGCCGTCGAACGAAGCGGTTATCAAAGTATATCAGAATGGGCAAAAGCTGCTTCAAAGTCAATGGAGTGTCAGCGGCTCAAACATAATAATAGATAGTACAACGCACTATGATACGGCTAACTATGAAGTGGAGTTTCTTATTATTCAGTAGCTTTCTTTGTTTGCAGGCGATCGCCCAATACCCCGCAACCGGAAACAAAATGCGTTTGGGTTGGCAGACCACGGGCGACGGACTTGTATATCGGGGCGCAATCGGCGACACAACGACCTTAGACCCGTCGGGGCTAAACAACGCATGGATGCTACTTGACACGGCCAGCGGCAATCTTTACGCTTACCGGGCTAAAGCCTGGCGGTTGGTGTCCGGTGGGGGCGGCGGCGGTGGCCTTACAATGCCTTTTGACAGCGTTACATTCAACGTAAACGAAACGGACGCATCGCTTAGGGAGCTAAAGTACAGCGAAGAAAAAGGATACCTGCAATACGGTGGACAGGATAGTGTTCAGATACCCTTATTGCCCGGTATATGGTATGTTCGCAACGATACAAGCGTAACGATACCGAAAGGCACGGTGGTGCGTGCAACGGGTACATTAGGCGCGTCCGGGCGTATCAAAGTAAAGCACATGATTGCCAATGGGAGCATAGATGCTATGTATGTATTAGGCATAGCCATGCAAGATATTGCCGTTGGTGCGGACGGGTATGCCATGTCACAGGGCAAAATCAGAAAGATAAACACACAGGCATACAGCGAAGGCGCGGTATTGTACGCCGACGTGGACACGTTGGGCGGCCTGACCCAGACCGAACCGACGGGTTCAAACTTGAAACTACCTATTGCCTTTGTGGTGCATTCAGCATCTAACGGTACTTTGGCCGTGCGGGTATCTCCCGGCACTTATTTGCGCGACTTGCACGACGTGTATATTACCTCTCCCGCATCCAACGCATCGCTATACTACAATACATCTGAATCGGTTTGGCGGGATACGACAGGCGCGGTTCTTACGTCGGATACCTCTGTCTTTGCGCGGGATTTTCAGATCAGCGGTACTACCAACTACCTTGCAAAGTTCACCGGGAGCAATGCGGTGGGGAATAGCGGCGTATTTGAAAGCGGTGGCAATATTGGAATAGGCACAACAACTCCGAGAACTCCGTTAGATATTCGTTTCTCCGGCAGTTATCCAAATTATTATACAGACACAATAGCGAGGATTGAATTTAACGAAACAGGCGCTGGGTGCTGCATGGATATTACAGGCATGTACGTCAAAGCAAATGGAGGTGGTGGGCAATCTAACGTCGGTATAATTGGAGAAGGCGGCGGGGTGAATTATGATAAATCAATAGGAATAAAAGGAATAGGCAAGCATAATGATACACAAGGTCCGGGCATTGCTTATGGAGTGGTAGGAGAAGTAAGTGCGTCAAAATTGGGTTCATCTGGTGCAATCGGTACAACGATAGCGGGTTATTTCAAGAACACCGCTAAAGTTGACGGAACCCATTACGGTGTACTTGTTGAGACGGATTCATCTGGCGATTATGGTATTTATCAAACGGGCTTTGGAGCAAATTACTTTAAAGGCAACGTCGGCATAAACACCACAACCCCCTCCTACCGATTAGACGTAAACGGCGACGTGAATACGACGGGCATGTATAAAAAAAGCGGTACGGATATAATTAGCGGAACGACAGATTATATCGCAAAATTCAAGGGAACCAACCAAGTTGGCGATGCGAACATAAAAGAAGTGGTTGGAAACAGCTCAAATGAATATGTTTTACGGCTTGGGTCAAACTCGGACGGCGAACGTCTCGCATATCTCGGTAATAGGTTGATATTAGGTGCAAATAACTCGGATACTTACAATTATTACGCGGATAATCCAGCTAACGATCAGTCTAATCTTGCAATAGTTAGCGCATCTGACGGAGATACACTTATTTCGGTTGGCAGAAGAGCTGGTGCATCCGTAAACAAGGCGCGTTTTTTTTTGCGAAACACCATCAGCGAAGCAATAGCTTTGGGCGTAGCGAGCGATAACGCCACAACATTTTATGTTTCACAACCAAACAGCGGCTCCGGCAACGTCGGCATAGCCACCTCCTCCCCCTCCCGTCCTTTGCATGTGAACGCAAACAGTTCAATGATTATCCCGTCCGGCGCAACAGGTACACGTCCCGCATCGGGGGCGAACGGTGATATACGGTATAACACTGATAACGCTAATTTCGAGTGGTATAGCGGTTCAGCATGGCGAGAACCCGTCAACGCTGCAAGAAGCCCGGCGGCTGGACTGGCTAACCGCTTTTCAAAATTCGATGCAAACGGGTTATTGGATACGTCGGCGGTGTTGATACAAAACGGCAGTAACATAGGAATTGGAACTGCAAGCGCTACCAATCTATTGACCATTAAATCACAGTCCACATCTGACATTCCCGTATCCGTTCGCTCAAGCGCCGCAAGCAATATCAACATAGTGGCTTTATCTGAATCAAATGGTGCTGGCGCCGTATCGTTGAAAGACAAAAACGGGAATACGGACATAGTGCTGAATACAGATATAACGGCTTTCAATATCAGCAATGATACAACTCCTCCGTATATAATAGCTGCGTCGTATTCACCTACGTCAAGCAATGGCCCAGAAATAAACCTATCCCGCGCACGTGGAACAGAAGCAAGCCCATCGGCGGTATCGAACGACGATGAATTAGGGGAAATCAATTTTAGCGGCAGGTCAACATCCAGCGGGCAGATTACGGCAGCCATAAGAGCATTAGCTGATAGCGTTGTAACATCAAGACTTAACACAGGTCTTGCTTTTTATACCGGGGCAACTACCGCAACATTAACCGAACGGATGAGGATAAACAGTAAGGGTAAAGTCGGTATAGGAAATAGCCCGGCCATAACGGATAGTGCTTTGACAATAACAGGAGGGATACGCACCACAACAAGTATCAGGACTGGTTCAGATGCTATTATTAACGGTATGACAGTCGGGTTGGGAGCAAGCAACGTAGCTTCTAATCTTGCTTTTGGCAATGGGGCTTTAGCGAGTTGGGATGGGACTGGTTCTGGTACAAATGTAGCGATAGGTGCGCTTGCTTTGAACTTAGCGCGGCAAACATTAGGAGCATCCTCTAATTTGGCTATTGGTGGTAATGCTTTGAGCGCCAATACCAATACAGCTAATAATGTGGCGATAGGCGCTGACGCAATGAAGCTATACAATAAGACAGGCGCTGGCGCGGGTGGCGGTAATGTTGCGATAGGTGGTAGTGCGCTATATTTTTTACAAGCATCAGCATCAACGCCAGTAGCTGACAATGTAGCGATAGGACTTCTATCTATGGCGTATGGTGTCAACAGTGATGCTAACGTTGCTATCGGCAGCAGCGCAATGACCCGTGCGCAAGGGAATCAAAATATTGCCATTGGTAATGCGGCGTTAGCGTCGTCAGCTGACGGGGGAATAAATTACAGAGCAGGAATAACCAGAAATACATCCATAGGCTCTGGAGCCATGCAATTTGTGTCGAGCAATAGCATAGCAAATACAGCTATCGGCTTTGGGGCGCTTCAGCGCAACCTGTTTGAAGGAGATAGTTCTGTTTATATCGGGGCGTATTCAAATGCCAGTAGCACGACCGCAACCAACGAAATAGTAATAGGCGCAACTGCGGTCGGCAACGGCTCAAACACCACCACGATAGGGAATAGTAGTACGACGCATACGGTACTACAATACGGTGAAACATTACTTGGATATGCAGCGTCCGGCGATGTGGGCGATTATAGGGTACAGGTTAATGGTAATGGCTATGTTTCTAATGAATTTCGCATAGGATATACGGCCGACCAGGGTAATTACCCATTGCAAGTGAATGGGCAAATATTCGCAACCAACGCAACAATAGCGACATCGGATGCACGGTTGAAACAGGATATTGAGCCTCTGAAATCAGGGTTAAAAGAAGTGTTATCCCTAAACCCGGTAACATACACGTTTAAACCTGACACGGTGAACAACTACCCAAAGGGGAAGCAAGTGGGCTTCTTAGCCCAAGAAATCAAAGCCACGGTACAAGGCGACTACGCTGGGAGCATTGTACAAGAGGCGGGCGGGTATTTAGGTGTAGCGGATACGAAACTTATACCGCTACTGGTTAAAGCCATTCAAGAACAACAAGCCCAAATAGAAGCCCTTAAAAAAGAAATCGAAGCGTTAAAAAATAAATAGCATGAAATACACCCTTCTTTTCCTCCTCCTCCCCTACTTTGCGATCGCCCAACGTGAACTGCAAAGCGATTCTATTTGGTTGACCAGACAGGCCATATACACCACGACAGGCACAACCACGACCACGACGTACCAATACTTTCAAAACACCATGTACGTGTACACGAATGGGGAAAGCGATACGCAAGTGCGGTTGTTGGGCGATAGCGCAACGGCGCTCAATGCGGTCACGGGTCAGGAAATAGACGCTATCCGGCAACTATCCTACCATGCGGCACGGGTAATCGAAAAGCCCCAAGTAGTCAGAGAATGGCAATTGATGCACACCCAAACGGATACCGTGGGACTGGGAAGCATGGCAGCTGTTATACAGCGATTGTTTGAGGGCGACCTAATAGGCGACGTAACCGTAAAAGTAGGCACAGCAACAGCCGTACCGGGCGACATAGTGAAAGCCGCTAATGGTAACGTGCGGTTGTTGTTTGGTAGCAAGGGGTATCGTATCTTTATCTTCGCTGACACGATGCTACGTATCGTAGGTTATCCGACAGCGGGCGAAAGCACGGACGTGTACAGGATAGCGCCACGGGTATTTTCTGACATCAATAAGCAGTTCATAGTCAGATTAAAGAAGTAAGGCATGATAAGTATTAAGCATTTCAACATTGCGGAGTTCGACGCACAGGGCGAACCAGGCACGGGAAAACACATGCGTGTATCTACCCTGCTGAAGCTTGATTCTGCCAGGGAGATATACGGCAAACCCATCACCATCCGCCACGGGTTCAGGACGGTGAAAGCAGCCGAACGGATCCAGCGAAGCTATCCGGGCGCGGTAAAGAACAGCGCACACGAATTGGGCTATGCGGTGGACTTAGCCCCCACCGCTGGATTTCGTACCCTGGAAGATTGGCTGGTATTCCTGGAGGCGCTTTGGGATGCAGGGTTCCGGCGCTTCGGGATAATGGCCAATACCATTCATACCGACGACGACCCGAAGCGTACAAGCCCAGCGATATGGGAGTATTCGAGTACATCGCCGAACGTGTGGGCGGTTTGCAGGCATTGGCTGGATGAAAAGATAAAAGCATGACCCTCTACGAGTTCATATTGATGTACACGCTATTGCTCTTCATAGGGCTATGGGTATTCGTTAATCTGAACGCGGAAAAGAAAAACAAAAACAATGGAACTCCAAGACCTTAAGCCAACTCCCGACAGCATAGACGTTTTCGCATCGGGCGCAATTGGCGGCGTACTTTCCTGGATGCTGGGTGAAAAGAAACGTTCACCCTGGGAAGCCCTGGCCATCATCATAGGCGGAGCGTTCGCCGCTGAATACCTTACTGAAGCCGTGCTGACATTGACGCAGGTGCAACTACCTGACCGGGCAATAGGCTTTATGTTGGGGGTTTTGGGGATGCGGGCTTTGGATGTGTTGATAGGTATCTTTGAGCAAGTGGCGAAAGACCCAAAGGCGGTTTTGGAGATAGTGCTGAATTTCGTAACTAAAAAATTCAAAATAAAATGAGCAAAGACAAAAGACCCATTTCGGACGTGGTTAAAGCGGTTGCCAACCTGGGGTTGAACTTTACCGAGGGCATGGTAGAAAAGAAGGTGCAAAACCCGATGGTGGAAGACGGTATCAAATTGGTCTTCCCATTGGTCCGGCAACTCTTGGAAGTCCTCAACGATGATAACCCGGCCAACGCGGAGCAGGTGCGGGCGATTATCCTCAAGTGGATAAACACCGACCTGGCCAACTTCGTAGAAAAGGTCGCTGACCACGTGCTGACCAACACCAAAGACCCGGCGCACTTTGCGCTGCTGGACTTCGCCCAATTGAACGCGGTGCGAATTCTTCGGGTGTACACGGATGAAAACGTGGACAACAAAGCACAGATGGATGCGTACTTCAAAGAGACCATCCAGGGTGAAGAACTTGAAGAACTGGCGAAGTACGCCGTACTCGGCCCTATCCTGGATAAGGCCAACGCTTCACCGGACTTGAAAGTATTTGTCGAAAAAGCCTTAGACTTCGTCTTTGAGGCGGTAAGAAAATAGGTAAGAGAGTTTTCTCATTGGATTGCGTTTTGGTTGCCCCTGCCGATTGGTAGGGGCTTTTTTGTGGGCATAAAAAAACCACGCCGGGTTGGGGCGGGGCTTTTTATTGCGAGGGCGGTACTTAATCTTTTAACGGGCGGCGGCGGGCGGCGGCGCGCTGTAGGCGCCGCTCGGCAAACGTAGAGGGTAGAAAGTCTACCCCCAGGGCGTCCAGTTTTGCCTCTTCGCCCGACCGCCTCATCTCGTCAAAAAATCGCCGAGCTCTGGCAATTTCAGGCCGCGTGTCCGGCCAGACCCCGTGGTCGGGATCTAAATATGACGCGGTGACTTCTCCGCCTTTGCCATCGTAGATAGCGCTGGTCAGCCCGAAGGCCAGCCACGCAAAATCCTCGCCAACCGCGGCGATGGTTTTATTTAAATTTGTTGCCACGAAGGCAACTTCCTGTTCTGTCCAACCCTCAAGGTTGGCCATTTGGGCGTAAAGACCTGCTACATCGGCAGGGTAATTGAAATTTAAAAGTTGGTCTTTTGTGTACATGACTGTATTTTTTATGTGTGATTTGATGAAACAAAGATAGCACCCTCTTTTGTATTTGTCAATATCTTTTCTATATTTTTTCAATAAAAAGTAAATTTTAACAAAAAACCCCGCCGGGGATACCGACAGGGCTAAGAAAACCATGCGTATATAAAAACATTACTTTACGGCAACATAGACTGCAGCCTTTCGATTTCGGACGTTGCGCGGGCGATCCCCGCCGCAACCGTTTCAGGGCTACCTACGCCGTTGATTTCTTTGTAGCGATACGCGCGTAACTTTGCGCGTTCGTTTCGTATGGCTGCCTTGATTACTTCCGGCTGCAACTTAGTTGAAACGTCGGTTTGTGGCGTTTCGCGGGCTTCTTGCTTTTCGCGTAACTCACGCATTATCTCCGGTCGTTTAGCCTCTCGTTTCGTTTCAGCGGTAACGGTAGCAAGGGTAGGGCGGTATTCGTCACGCATAACGGGTTTTTCTATGTTGCGTAATGTTGCGCCGGGTGTGCTACGCATAACCATGCCATATGCTTCCGCACCCTTCGTTATGAAGTTCAGTTCCAGGATATAGCCGAAGCTAATAAGCATCGTACCGAAAAGAAAGACGCTCCAATAGCGGGCGGCGTTCCAGCCCTCGCTAATCTGAATATCCTGGATGCTGAAACCCAACTCCACAATAGCTACGACGGTTGCGACGGTTGCGATAATGGGCGGCCATTTGGAGCGCTTTCCGGTTGGGTTGAGAAAGTCCATGAAGACTACAGAAAAGCGCCCGAACTGAA